GGCGCACTTTCCAGGGTAACGGGCTTGCATGGTCTTCATAGGTCAACCCCTTACGCCCGCTTGAATCATGGCAAGGGCCAATGCTTGCTTTTCGCGGTTTTGCTTTTCGGTCAAAAGATGAATGATCCGTTTTTGGTGACCCGGTCCATGATCGGCGATCACGATAGAGCGAGCTTGCTTTGACGTACCAGCGCAGAGCATGCAATCAGAGCATTGAGCCTTGCGTCCCCCTTCAGCGCTCGCAGGGCAAGAAACCTCCAAAGGCTTGCGATCCACTCCAATGCTCACCCTGAAATAGCGCATGCCCATTTTCTGAGCCTGCAGGGCTTCGCTCTCGTTATCAGCGCTTGCCATAACGAGTGGGGACCATGCTGCAGCATCAAAGCCCACGGCTTGCCACTGGTGCGTATAACCTACATGATCCGCCGCTAGCGATACCAGCAATTGCCACAGCGCCACGGGAGCCGCAGCCGGATCGCCGTAAGTGCCAAGCCGTAGCTTGCGGCCCTTCAATAGCTGCGCCACTTGATCGATTGACGATGCCTTAGGGTAAGAGCCCCGGCGATATGCTCCCCAAACCGCTAACACGCTATGCCCTACGTTAACGTAGCATGGTGCCGTGGGCACGCCGGCTCGCTCCAGCATGCGAGCGATCAAGGGACGATGTGGGCAAAGCCCGCAAACACTGGCATCGTCCCCGGTTTTGAGTGCGTCCGTGGGGTCAACATCCGCCCGGATGATGAAGGATTGAACGAGGTTCCCGGTTTTGCTGTTTTCGCTTGAATCTGCAAGCCCTGTCAGGATCACCACAATGGGTTTACCGTCAATTCTTGAAGGGCCGTCATACACAACGATGCTGTTAGGTGTTGCCATGTTAGTTCTCCTTTGTTTGTGTCAGATACCAAAGCCCACAAGGGCGCCAAGTGCAAGCCCGAACGAGCATGCGAAAGCCACGTTAGCCAACAGGGCGAGCCTAGGGCGAGCCGCAGCTTTAACGTAGACCGAACCCCCAAAGGGTCCGATAGACCAAAAATACATTCCGCCGTGCTTTTTCACTTTGTGCCCCTTAGAAGTGCAACGATGCCGAAAACAGCCAGGACAACAGCGGCAAAAAACAGCCGTGTCCCAAAGTAACCGAGAGAAGACAAGAATTCCATGGTGAGGGTTCTCCTGTTAGTTGCAACTCATGCAACAGATGCAATCCTACCAGTCAGCATGCAGAGTGCAAGTGAAACTTTCCAATGGGATGGGCTGGCTTGATAGGGGCGGCCTATGGCACCAGGGAAGGGGCTGCGCCGGGTGTCTTCAGCCCGCAGTGAGCGCCAGCGAACAGCAGTCCTATTGCTTTCCCTCCTGTTCCCCTATACTGTATAGAACTACACCACTGTAAAGAACACCAGTGAAGCTCTCACGTAAGACCCTAGAGTCAGCAGCTAAGGAACTACCGATAGAGGCAATCTTAGGCAAGACCGTCTCCGGTGGTCTCACTCATAAACAAAAGAAGTTCGCCCGCGAGATAGCACACGGCGCGACTAAAGCTGACGCATACCGGAAGGCCTATAACCCAACGAGCGACTACAGCGTGAGAAGTGACCCGTACAAGATAGCCAGTGATCCACGCATCATCCGCGAGATAGAGGCTTACACCCTGGCAATAGAGGCGGAGAAACATCGTTCCCCTGCCGCGCTTCGGTCTTTAGTTATCCAGACCCTGACCCAAACCCTGATCGATCCTGAAGTAAAGCCGGCCGTTCGCCTGCAAGCTGCAAAGATTCTCGGCACGGTTACAGAGGTAGCAGCATTCACTGAGAGGAAGGAAGTCAGGACTATTTCCTCCAGCGAGGATGCTCGAGCCCGGGTAATGTCAGAGCTTCGCGGGCTTATATCTGCGAGCGCCACGGATGCAACGGTGATAGAAGCTGACGCGGATTCGCTACTGCGGGAGCTTGCGGGATCGAGCGAGCCCACGGACGCGACCCCACCCACCCCGGACCCCCCCGAGCCTGCAGGCGGAGTCCCGCCGCCTTAAACATACTATTCCACTCAAACCGTCCCATGTTCGTGTCCATTCCACACCAACGACCCCATGTTTCTACGGAACCCCCCCCGTCACTCTTCCCACAAAAAAGTGGGGGGGGGGTATACCAAAAATTTTGGCAGCGATTCCCGACTGTTTTACTCAGGTCTAAATTTAGCGACACAAAAGTAAAACTTGAAAAAGATGCGCTAAGTCTATGATTTGTAATGGATTTTGCCTCAAAGCTAAATTTTGGCGCGCACAAATTTTGTTGCCTCTAAATTTAGCGACACGAAAGTAATGGTTGAGGAAACGTGGCTAAGTTGTTGATTTGTAATGGAAAGTTCTAAGCCGGCCAAAAAGTGGCGCACGAAGAAAGTTTTGCAGAGTCCGTTGAGGAAAGTGTACGGATCTAAGGAAGAGACGTTGGAGATGGGGATGACAGAAGCTCAGAAGGAAGTGTTCTTGGCGATAGATGTGTGGTGGGAGCGGTTTGGGTACGGGCCGAGCCTGAGGAATATTTGTGAGCTACGGGGCAAGCCTGGGCTTGGGAGCACCAAAAAAATTGTGGACCGTCTTGTGAAGCTAGGTGCTCTGAAGAGGGTTGAGGGGATGGGCAGGTCTGTGCGGCCTACGTACATCCACTTCCGCAACATGGAGTAGGCCCAGTGAAACTAGACGATCTAGTGGCAAGTCTGACTCCTGCGGATCAGGAGAAGCTGTTACAGCAGGTGCAGGATTACAAGGATGCTGTGGACAGGGAGAGGTGCCAGAAGAGCTTCATGGCGTATGTGAAGAAGATGTGGCCGGGGTTTATTCATGGGCGGCATCATGCGGTAATGGCCAAGAAGTTTGAGGAGATCGCGGAAGGCAAGTTGAAGAGGTTGATCATCAATCTTGGCCCTAGACATACAAAGTCTGAGTTTGCTTCGTATCTACTTCCAAGTTGGTTCCTTGGCCGGTATCCTGAGAAGAAGGTGATCCAGGCGTCAAACACTGCTGATCTGGCTGTGAACTTTGGCCGGAAGGTGCGGAACTTGGTGGGGTCTGAGGAGTACGCGAGAATCTTTCCGGACGTGGCGTTGAGACAAGACTCTAAGTCCGCAGGAAGATGGGCAACTAATAAGAATGGTGAGTACTTTGCTATCGGTGTAGGCGGCACGATGACGGGTAAGGGTGCGGACCTGCTGATCATTGACGATCCGCACTCGGAACAAGAGGCCGCCCTGGCCGCAGGTAGACCGGAAATCTATGACTCCGTGTTTGAGTGGTACTCGTCGGGTCCAAGACAGCGTCTCCAGCCTGGAGGGGCCATAGTCGTCGTGATGACTAGGTGGAGTAAGTCGGACTTAACAGGAAAGATCCTGAAGACCGCTGGAGAGTTGGGGAAGGAAGACCAGTGGGAAGTCATTGAACTTCCAGCCATCATGCCTTCGGGTAAACCCTTATGGCCTGAGTTTTGGTCGTTGGAGGAGTTGTCTGCTCTAAGAGACGAACTTCCTCCGGCCAAGTGGAACGCTCAGTATCAGCAAAATCCGACGGCTGAAGAGGGTGCAATTGTCAAAAGAGAGTGGTGGAAAATCTGGGAACCTGAAAAACCTCCTAAATGTGAGTTCATCATCCAGTCTTGGGACACGGCCTTCACCAAAGGCGAGAGGAATGACTTCTCTGCGTGTACGACTTGGGGTGTTTTTCACCTCAACGAAGACGAGAATGACGTAAATATTATTTTGTTGGATGCGTTTCAGAAGCGCATGGAGTTCCCTGAGCTAAAAGAGAAAGCTCATGCTCATTACATAGACTGGGAACCGGATGCGTTCATCGTGGAAGCCAAGGCTGCGGGCGCTCCGTTGATCTTTGAGTTGCGAAAAATGGGCATTCCGGTGTCTGAATACACGCCCAGTAGAGGCAACGACAAGTTTGTCCGCATAAATTCGGTGGCGGATTTGTTCCAGTCGGGTAAAGTGTGGGCTCCAGACACTCGGTGGGCCAGAGAGTTGATCGAAAACATGGCCGCGTTTCCCAACGCAGACCACGATGACCTGACAGACAGCGCTGTCCAGGCCCTAATCCGCTTCCGACAAGGTGGTTTCCTGCGTCTTCAGACGGACGAGCAGGAAGAAATGCGGTCATTTAAGCGCAAAGTCGCTTTCTACTAAGGATTTGACATGGCAACGAACGTAGATCAGGCCCTGATTCCGATGGAAATGGGCGTAATGACCGATGAACCGGCCATTGAGATTGAAATTGAAGACCCGGAAGGGGTAAAGATTGGGATTGACGGGGTGGAAATTGACCTCATGCCCGAATCTGAGACGGCAGACGAGTTTGACGCCAATCTGGCGGAGTTCATGGATGAAAGTGAGCTTCAATCCCTGGCTTCTGAGCTTGTAGCCCTGGTAGATGCGGACATCAACAGTCGCAAAGACTGGACAGAGATGTTTGTCAAGGGCTTGGAAGTCCTTGGCATGAAGTATGAAGAAAGAACTGAGCCTTGGTCGGGCGCTTGTGGGGTTTATTCGCCTCTTTTGACGGAAGCTGCCATCAGGTTCCAGTCAGAAATGATCACGGAGACCTTCCCGGCTCAAGGGCCGGTGAAGACGCAGATTATTGGTGAGTCCACCCGGCTCAATGAAGATGCAGCAGAACGTGTCCGCGATGACATGAACTACATGCTGACCGAGAAGATGATCGATTACCGCTCAGAACATGAGCGGATGCTGTATTCCCTGGGCCTTGCAGGTGCTGCGTTTAAGAAGATCTACCCCAATCCGAGCACGGAACTGCCTGCTGCTCCGTTTGTGCCGGCTGAAGACTTGATCATGCCCTATGGGGCGTCAAATGTTTACACCGCCGAGCGTGTGACGCATGTGATGCGCAAGACGGAGAACGAGGTCAAGAAGTTGCAGGTTGCTGGGTTCTACCGAGAGGTGGACCTGGGTGAACCGACCCGCATCTTGACGGACGTTGAGAAGAAAAAGGCAGAAGAGCAAGGATATTCCTTGACGGATGACGACCGGTATCAGATCCTAGAGATCCATGTGGACTGGGATATGCCGGGGTACGAAGATGAAGTTCCTCTGCCGTATGTCGTTACGCTTGATCGTGGCACTGAAGAGGTTCTGGCGATCCGTCGCAATTGGGAAGAAAGCGACCAAAAGAAGCTCAAGCGACAGCACTTCGTCCAGTACACCTATATCCCTGGTTTTGGCGCTTATGGCCTGGGTTATATCCACCTTATTGGTGGTTATGCTCGCGCTGGCACTTCCATCATCCGCCAGTTGGTGGACGCAGGAACCCTGTCCAACCTGCCCGGTGGTCTGAAGAGCCGTGGTCTGAGGATTAAGGGAGATGACACTCCCATCGCTCCGGGCGAGTTCCGTGACGTAGACGTACCAAGTGGGTCGGTCAGGGACAACATCATGCCCCTGCCGTACAAGGAGCCGAGCCAAGTTTTGGCCGCGCTGCTCCAGCAAATTACGGAAGATGGCCGAAGGCTTGCAGCTATTGCTGACCTAAAGGTCAGTGATATGTCTGCCCAAGCTCCGGTTGGAACTACGCTGGCTATTCTTGAGCGTCAGTTGAAGACCATGAGCGCCGTGCAGGCTCGGGTCCACTCAAGCCTGCGCATGGAGTTCAAGCTCCTGAAGGAAATCATCCGTGACTTCCTGCCGCCTGACTACTCTTACACACCTGAGGGTGGTAACCGGTCAGTTAAACAAGCCGACTACGATTTAGTTGAGGTGATCCCGGTCAGCGACCCGAATGCGGCCACGATGGCGCAGCGGATCATGCAGTACCAAGCTGCATTACAACTTGCACAAGGCGCTCCGCAGATCTATGACCTTCCCCAGTTGCACCGGCAAATGCTGGAGGTTTTGGGGATCAAGAACGCCGAGAAGCTGGTACCGATTGAAGACGACCAGAAGCCGCGTGACCCCATCTCTGAGAACATGAGCTTCTTGACCGGCAAACCGACCAAGGCGTTTATCTATCAGGACCACGAGGCTCACATTGCTACCCACATGGCAATGATGCAAGACCCGATGGTGATGGGGATGATCGGGCAGTCACCTATGGCGCAGCAGGTTATGGGGGCAATCATGTCTCATAACGCAGAACATCTGGCCTTCTTGTACCGCCAAAAGGTTGAGGAGCAGCTTGGTGTGCCCATGACGGCACCTGATGCAGAGCTTGATGAACAAACCGAAGTGCAGTTGTCAAGGCTTGTGGCTCAGGCTTCTACCCAGCTAATGCAAGTAAACCAAGCCAATGCTCAACAGCAGCAGGCGCAACAGATGGCGCAGAACCCTCAGTTGCAAATGGCCCAGGCGGAACTGCAACTCAAGGCAGAAGAGCTTAAGCGCAAGGAAGCAGACAGCCAGCGTGACTTCCAGATCGCTCAAGGCAAGCTGCAAATTGAGCAAGCTCGTTTGGCTTTGGAGGCCAGGAAAAACCAAGGCGAAGACCCAAGGTTCAAGGCTGCAAAAGCAAAACAAGAGCTAATGCACAAAGAGCAAGTGCATCAACAAAAGTTGCGGCAACAAACTCAGCAACAGGCCATAAAGGCTATGCGTCAACAACCTAAACAGTAAGGATTAAATATGGCGACTACTGCGTTTGACGTAGTCATTAAGGAATTAGAGGAGCGCCGGGAGTCCATCGCCCAGGCGCTTATCTCAGGCTCGGCAAAAGATTTTGCTGAGTACAAATTCATGACGGGTGAGGTCCAGGGTCTCTCACGCGCTCATGCTTTTATAACCGACCTTGTGCGAAAGATGGAAAGAGACGACGATGAGTGAACTACTCCTGAGCGACGGTACTAGTACCACGGTACTCCCGGAAAGTGACGCAGAAAAGGCCCGACAGGTGCCTGATCCGGTGACCTATCACCTGCTTTGCATGCTTCCAAAAGCCGTGGATGAGTACGAAAGCGGCTTGGCAAAGGCTGGTCAGACCATGCACTTCGAAGAGGTGATGAGTCCCGTGCTGTTTGTCGCCAAGATGGGGCCAGACTGCTACAAAGATCCACTGCGGTTCCCAAGTGGCCCTTCCTGCAAGGTGGGGGACTTTATTCTTGTTCGCCCAAACACGGGTACGCGGTTGAAGATTCACGGCACTGAGTGGCGGATCATCAATGACGACAGTGTTGAAGCAGTTGTGCAAGACCCTCGCGGCGTTCAACGCGCATAAGGAGTAGTTCATGGACAAAGAAGAAATTGTTGCCAACGGAGTCACCGATGACTTTGCTTGGTATGAGCTGTCTCGTGCGCGTGAGCGTTTGAACGAAGTTACGGCTATTTTGCGCAACTTGGAAGATACGCTGAAAGCCCGTTCTCGTGAGGTTTCAAGCTACACAGGGTACCTTGAGCGCAAGGTTCGTATGCTTAAGCAAGAACAAGAACAAAAGAAGGAGGCCGTAAATGGTTAACGTAGAACGCGAAGAATTTAAGTTCCCCGATGAGACCCCCGTGTCCACCTCTGAAGAAAAGGTGGAGTACGAAGTCGAAGATGCCCCAGAGATTGAAGTCGTAGACGACACGCCGGAAGCCGACAAGGGCCGCAAGCCCATGAAGGAAGCTCCAGCAGAGGTCACCGACGACGAGCTTGAGCAGTATTCCGATGGCGTCAAGAAGCGCATTCAGCACTTCTCCAAGGGGTATCACGAAGAGCGCAGGGCCAAAGAGGCCGCGTTGCGTGAGCGCGAAGAAGCTCTGCGCCTTGCTCAGAATCTTGTTGAAGAGAACAAACGACTCCAGGGTAGTTTGGGTCAAGGCCAGCAGGCTTTGCTTGAACAAGCCAAAAAAGTTGTTGCAAACGAGGTAGAGCAGGCTAAGCAAAAATACAAACAAGCGTATGAGTCTGGAGATTCAGATGCACTTGTAGCGGCCCAAGAAGAGTTAACTACCGCCAAAATTAAATTTGAGCGGGTAAACAATTTTAAGCCGGCAGTTGCAAAGCCTGAAACTTCTGTGGTACAACCCGCTCCACGACCTGTTGAGCAGCCGGTTCAAGTCGATAACAAAGCCCGTGCGTGGCAAGATGCCAATCCGTGGTTTGGTTCAGACGATGAAATGACCGCAGTTGCTTTGACAGTTCACAAAAAACTTGTTGAAAGCGGGGTGGATACAACGAGTGACGAGTACTACGAGAAGATTAACTCTCGTGTACGGCAAATTTTCCCAGATGCGTTTTCCTCGGGAAAGACCGCAAAAAAGTCTTCAGTTGTAGCACCAGCAACACGCAGCACAGCGCCCAGAAAGATCGTGCTGACACAATCACAAGTGAATATCGCCAAGCGGCTTGGGGTTCCTCTGGAACTCTACGCTAAGCAGGTTGCGGAAGGAATGAGGAAACAAAATGGCTGAGTCGAACCGTCTTGCTCGTGAATTGGACACCCGCGCTAAGGCTGAACGC